CAATACTTCTGCCAGAGATTAGCGGTGGAAATACAACAATACAAAAGACTAATCTTGTCACAGGAACTGGTGGCAAATGGGATGAATTTGGAGGCGATTCTTTTAGCGCTGAATTCGTAACTACTACCGACTTTGAGTCAGTATTCGACGAAATCACTCTATACATAACTGATTTTGATACATGCGAAATAGTGTGTCCGAAGGAACGTTGGCAGACCGGCTATGTAACGACATCCTCTCTGTTAAATGTTCAGGAGGCTGTAGAGCATTTAGCCATTCCCGTTGGAGATGGCAAGTTTATACTAATTACAGCCGAAAAATATGTATATTGGCAATTTAATACTATCTGGACAGGTGGGAAGAAGATGTATGCTGGAGACGGCAGTTGCGAAAGTTTTGGACAGGGTAGTTGTCCTGGAGGCTGGAACCCAATCTCCTTTCCGGGCAACCCGAACTTATGTCCATCAGAAATCTTACATATTGTATCGTTCGTTGGCGGCTGGGCTGATACGAACTGCGAGACGATATACAGGTATTGGGGACCGTATGAAGCAACATATGGCTTCGTCTCTAGAAGTTATGTAACTGACACTCGTAGAATATTCTCCGCTTATATTTGCAGCGATAGTAACAGAAGGGAGATCGATATACCTGAAAAATTGCAAGATTTCCTTGATATTCAATTTGATGAAGCCGTTGCCGATTATCCGCCTCCTTATGAAATTGGCTTCAACTATACTTACGAGCACAGTGAAAAAATTTACAGGGACATTGGCAGCCACGACCTAAATAGCGGTTATGTCCCACCTGCAAACGGCAACCCCGGATACCAAATTGACATCTCAAAAGGCTTGTGGACTGATAATTTTCTTGAAGGGTACACACCAGAGGTATTTAAGTGGATAAACAATAAAATTAACTTTGTAGATGGAGGTAAAATCAAAGAATTTACAAATAAAAAGCAGATCATACTGGATGCTTCGAGGCCAGATACTGCTTATGGACACATTTTAAAATATATCGATGATGAAACCGGCGATGTTGATTACCCATATGCCAGTTACCTATATAATAATTTTACAAATTTTCTGTATGCCACAATTCCTGCAGATAAAACGCCTTCCTGGGACATGTGGAGAGAAGGCTATGCAGGTGAGAAACCCAAAAGCGAACTCACTGCGACCCTCAGATTGAGGGCCAATCGTGACAAGGCTGAAGGTGATTACAATGACTACGATTCAGAATTAAAATATTACGGCAAAGAAGATATACTTGGAGTGGTTTGGGACTGGGATGACCCAAAATACTGTAAAGAAATGTGCATTGCGCTAGGCTTTAGTGGTGGCGATTTGACTATATAAATATATGCTTCGGCACCATAGTATCAGAGCTTTAGAATACAAAAGTGCAAGACGAAGAGAAGCCTGATCTATTAACAAAAATGCAGATGGCAGTTAGTGTGAATCGCCATTCAATGTTACGTAAAAGCGCTGACAAAAAGCTAGTTAACGATGCGATATACGGCAAGTGAATTTGGCATACTAACGCGCCCTTAGGCGTGATGCCTGCAGACATGTCCGACGAAAATCAATCCGCACTTGAGATGGGTGCGACCAGCTCTGGAGAACGCAATATTCCAGATCCAGGTGATAACCGCAGTTATTCTGAAGAAGAAGTCCAAAACTTGCTGAAAGCTCTGAAATCGGAGCGCGAAGCTCGTAAAGTATACGAGAAAGAGGTAAAAGAAAAAGCAGCAATGCTTGAAAAATTTGCCGATATTCAGCCTGAAGAATATCGTAAATTACAAGAAGAAGTTGCCACTTCCGCAAGGGAGAAGGCCGCAGTAGAGGAACGGACTGCATTGCTGGAGGAGAAGTATGGCTCCCAGGCTGCAGAAGCAGCTAAGGCGCGAGATTCTGCTAATCGCGAACTGCAAGAATTCCGCAAGCGTTATGCGCTTGAAAAGGTATTCTTTGCTGCAGGCGGTCGGACTGATTCCGCTGATGGCGTATCTTTCTTTGATATGCTAGCAAATCAAATTGGTGCTCAATTCCGACTTGAAGTTGATGGCAGTATTACTGTAGTCGACAATGCTGGTGATCCTGTGTTGGATAAAGAATCTGGCCGCCGATTGAACCCTGAAGATTACTTAGGTCAGTTCAAGACGCACCCGATTTATGGTACCTTCTTCAAAGGTAACAAAGGTTCTGGTGCTGGTATTGGCTATGGCGGCACCGATACTGTTGGCATGACTGGTGAAGATTTGCACGCTCTCAGTCGTGATGAATTGTTCCAGCGTGCATTTGGCTGACAATAATTAAGCCATTATATACGAAAGCCGGCCCATTGGGTCGGTTTTTATTGCATTTTTGGAATCATAAGTTTGAGTACCCAGCCCTGAATTGGTTGAGATGACCGATCGGGGAGGGTCTAGCGCCAATGGATGAGACATCCAATCAGGCGATTTACCTTTCCTGTTCATTGTTCATCTATCCCTTTTAGGAATCATGGCCTTAACTCTTGCTGAAGCTAAGAAGCATTCTAGCAACCCCCAGGAGCTTGCAATCGTTACCGAGCTTGCTGCTGGTCCCCTGCTGCAAAACCTGCCGTTCCGTGAAGTCCAAGGCAACGGTCTGTTCTGGAAGCGTGAGGAGTCCCTTGGTGATGTGGGCTTCCGTACGTTCAACGCTGGCTACACCGAAAGCTATGCCACCGTCAAGCAGCACAGCGAAGCGCTGAAACTGTTCGGTGGTGACATCAAGGTTGACCGCGCTATCGTCGACCTGGAGGGCCCCGAGGCCCGCGCTTACCAGATCCAGTCCAAGACCCGCGCAATGCGCCTGGCTTTTGAAGGCCTGTTCATCAACGGTGACTCCAATACCACCGGCGCTGAATTCGATGGTCTGGCTGTGCGCCTGCCTGATGGTTCCAGCCAGTATATCGCGAACGCTGGTGCTCCTGCTGCCCTGGATACCGGCGCCCTGGACGAAGCTATTGATGCTGTGGACGCCCAAGGCGGCCAGAAGTATCTGGTTATGTCCAAGTCGGCCCGTCGTCATCTGAGCAAGGTGGCTCGCGCCAATGGTCAAATCGACATCGAGCGCAACGATTTCGGTTACCAGCAACTGTTCTACGGTGGCATTCCGGTGCTTGAGCTGGACCGCGACCATCAGAACGTGGCCATCCTGGATAGCGATCCTACTGATCAATCGATCTATGTGGTTGCTTTCGGCAATGACCTGCTGACCGGTCTGCAGAACGGTGGCCCTCAGGTGCGTGACCTGGGTGAAGCAACCGATTCGCCGGTCCTGGTGACCCGCGTTGAATGGTACTGCGGGGTGGCTTTGATAAATGGCCGAGCTGCTGCACGTCTCGCCAACGTCAACGCAACTGCTGCTATCGCCTGATAAACCCAGTCTGGGACAGCGATCTAACGAGCCCTTCGGGGCTCTTTTTTTTGACTAGTGGCAATGATGAATAAATATTGGTATCATGTGGATGCGTCACTGCCATCAGCCAGATGAGACCCCTTCCCGCATTGCCTCACATTAGTGTATTAAATGAATATCTTGAGATTGATCCAGCCATACCCGCTGGATTAAGGTGGAAGACGAGGGCTTCAAAAAATACACGCATCGGATCACCAGCGGGCAGAAAGCATTCCAATGGCTACTGGGAAGTTAGGCTCCAGGGTGTGCTGTACAAAAGCTCAAGGATAATATATAAAATTTATAACAATGGAGAAGATCCTGGCCTGTTCGAGATAGATCACATTGACAGGAACAAGGACAATAATGCTGGATGGAATCTTGTGCTTGCAACAAGAGCAGAACAGGCTCGAAATAAGACGGTTACGTCCAAGGCTGGTTTCAGGCATGTGGCTTTTGATGCTCGCACTCGCAGGTCTTCTGCTCCATGGATGAGTACAGTCTCATTTAGGGTTGATGGCGTCAGGAAAGCCAAATTCCTAGGCTATTTCTTAAATCCATACGAAGCGGCAATTGCAGCTATCGTTTATAAACGTGAAAATGGTATCAGGTATGAATATGCTCCTGGAGGAGCGGTCTAGAACTTGGCAAACTAGGAATCATCACGTATTTCCGTCTACGGAAAACTAATGGGATTGAAGTGCCTCAGTGATTTTATCGTCTTCTGATATCTTCAGGATTTTATCCAGCGATCCGGTAATACGGGTATCTGCGCGTGTAAAGATTGTAGATACCAGGCCACCGATTGAGACTGCCGATAGCACTGTAATCTATATTGCAAAATATCCGATCGTTTCTGATTTCCAGGCAGTATGGACTGTTTGGATTGCTGATAATTCTAACGAACCGCTTGATTTAATACTAGCACAACTCAAGCGTTTACTGCCTGGTTTTCAAATAACAGATAACGGTATTATTGTAAAAGCAACTGTTACAGAATTAAAATCAGCAAATACCGAGACAGCTCCTGTTATACCGGCTAAACAAGACCAGGGCCTGCTCAGCTCTTTACAAGCAAAATTTGATGAGCTAAAGCAGTCAATAGAAGACCGAATGCTGCTGGTTGGCCCCGGCAGGGCTGGCAAAGAAGGTATTCCTGGTCGCGATGGTGCAAATGGCAGCGATGGCAAAGACGGGAGAGACGGGAAGGATCTAATAGCCACTGACGCTGAGCTAGATGACCTGAAAGATGTATTCACGACTGATGCGCAACGCGGTCAATTTTTAATGTTTGATGGCGCCTCATGGGTTGCCAGGTTTGTACCGCAAATCATCAGAGCTAGTGGTGGCGGTGGTGGCGGTGGAACAGGTGGCGGTATCGAAGAAGCGCCACTTGATGGTAACTATTATGTCAGACAAAATGGTCAATGGGTCAACCTAGTTGATGCATTGGCTGATCTTGGCAATATCGATGCTGGCGACTTCACGACTGGTGTTGCTGATACAAATAATTCCAGTCAATTTGATGGTGGGGACTTCAGTCCATAACAGGAAAACTAATCTGATTCACAAAAAATATGACCACACCTTCGCCCAGGAATCCAATCAGAATTGCCCGTGGTCTGTATGCAGATCTACTGGCTTCTGTAGCTGATCTGGGTGAAGGCGAGATTTGTTTTGCACAAGATCAGGATACGTTATATGTAAAAGAGAATGGTGTACTGACGCTGGTTTCTGGTGGCGTCAGCTCTACGCTGGTCAGGGAGATTGCTGGCATTGATCAAACTGGCGAACCGATGGGTCACGCCAATCGTTCGGACAGTGGTATTTCTTTTGATAGCGGTTCACGTATATTTACGATTGAACCTGTTACTGCATCGTTTGATGTATGGTGCCGTGGGATCAAGTATACATACGTCAGTGCGCAATCGATAACGATTCCCGATACGACCGGCCTGTATTATGTATATTTTGACGAAGACGGTGATCTGCAGTACCAGACATCGTTCTTTGATCTGGAATATCAGGCACCCACTGCTTATATTTACTGGAATGCGGATACAAATCAAGCAGTGTATTTTGGCGATGAGCGTCATGGCATTGTGCTTGATTGGCAGACGCATGAATACCTGCACAGGACACGTGGTGCTGCGTTTGCAAGAGGTCTGGAGCTAGTCGCCTATACAGTACTTGGCGGCGGTGCCGTAAATACAGATGCGCAAGTCAGCCTAGAAAACGGTGTATTCTTTGACGAAGATATCCAAGTAGATATTATTCACTCTGCCGACCCCGTCGCCAATACGTGGCAGCAGGACTTGCAGGGACCTGGACTGATTCCTGTTTTATGGAGAAATGCTACTTCGTGGACACTTGATGCCGCTTCAGAATATCCCCTGAAAGCCGGCACTCTCAGGCCGCAATATAACCTAGAAGGAATTGGCGGATCATGGAGCACGGTCGATGCCGATAGTGGTAAGTATATTTGCGTATTTCTTATTGCAACAAACAATTTAAATCATCCAGTTGTCTCTATTCTTGGCCAGACGCAACATAATAATATAGCCAGTGCGCAAACCGAGACTTGGTCTACGCTTGATTTAACTGGATTCCCTTCGCTTGAATTCAGACCGCTGTACCAACTGATTTATCAGTGTGGTGCATATGGTAACGCAATATCTGCACGGCTCAGGGGTGTATCTGATCTCAGGTATACGCAAGCAGGCATCTCGATTACCGGCCAGGTGGGCGCCACTGGCCCCGTGGGGGCCACTGGTGCTATTGGCGCTACTGGTGCCACTGGTATTGGCGAAACGGGCCCTACGGGCGTCGAGGGCCCCACTGGCGTTACTGGGCCGGTTGGTCCGACTGGCCCTATTGGCATTACG